AAAAGCTCTTGGAAAATCTCAAGTTCAAAGAGGTTTTATTTTAGCAGCAAATGGTGATTTAGATCAAAATCAATACAACGCAATTGCTATGCAAATTACTACATTACCAGGATTTGAAAATAAAGATAAACTCCTTGATAATTTTGAAAAAGCTTATTACAGCAATCAAAGTCCTGAACAAACCCAAGCAAATATAGACCAGTATGACCCTGAAGTTAACAAAGGTAATCTTACTCAAGACCATGTAGATTCAGTAGCTGATACTAAAGCTAACAAAGATTTACAAGCTAAATTTGATTTACAAGAACTAGCTAAAACTAGAGGTAATGTAGAATCAAAATTAAATGGTTTAGAAGGTGATGTTACAAATGGTAAAAAAGGTGTATTAAATTTAGGTAAAATTTCAACTGCTACTAACCAAGTTAGAGATGATATCCAGAATTTTTATAAGGAAAACTTCTATGCAAAAGTACATGCTGCAGGTAAAGGTGCTGATTTTGAAGTACTTGCTGCACAAGCTTTAGCTGAAACTAAAACTTATATGGAAGTTAATGGTTTTGGTAAAAAGACTAATCAGGATGGTGCTGGTAAATTTTCCTCTGATGGATGGAGTGGAGAGTATAGTCTTTATAGCCAAAGTTATGCAAATACGATAATCTCAGATGATTATTTAAATGCTAATCAGAAAGCCACTCCAGAGAATCAAGTGATTTGGAATAAAAATATAGCTAAGACAAAGGAAAAACCAGGTTACGGTACACCAACAGAAAGGTTTGCTCAACATGACGGTTTATTTCCAAACGGTATGTTAGGTCATTGGGCTAATTCAGGTGACATATCTGATCAAATGTTCCATATAGCTAAAGAAAATAAGTTAAACATTAGTAGAGCAATAGGTTATTCTATCAATGCAAAGCTAAATAGTAATCGTGATGAAGATAAAGCTTTTGTTAAAAACTTCAACCTTGACAAAATTAAGACTAAAGATTGGCCTGACCAAACTATCTTAGATAAAGGTTATGATAGAGTAACAGTATTACAAAGTGGCGGTAAAAACGCAAAAGATCCTTTACAACTACTTGCCCAAGCAAAAACTCAAGGATTTGATTCTTTAAGTAGAAATCAAATGCAACGCTTATTTGTATATCTTGAAGGTGAAAAACTTACTGGAACAGAAGCTATAAGATATAAATTACGTCAATCAGGTAAATCTCATGAAGAAATAAATCAAATATTTAAAGATGAAATTAAAAGAAGAAAAGAACAGTTAATCGAAAACACTAAGTACACTAAAAACTATGGATGAAATAGATCTTTCTGAATATTCAATAGAGGATCTAGAGTCCGTATTGACTGGTCAGGAAACAGATCAAGAAACATCTACGGATGTTCCAGTAGAATCTGAATCAACAGAAGAACCTTCTACGGAAGGAAGACAAGAATACATAGCACCTGGGGAAGAAGGGTTTGTCCCCAGACCAGGTGTAATAGGTGCAGCACAGGACATAGCTGAAGGTACCATTAGAGGTTTACCTAAAAATTTATACGAAGGTGTAGCACCTGCTGTTGGTATCTTAGATACAATGACAGATGCTTACAACATGGCTACAGGTTTTAAAGTACCTAAACTACCTGAGTATGAAAGTAAAGTATCTCAAGCTGTACGTAATATATCTGGACTAGTGATACCCTCACTTGGTCTTAGAAGTATGGCATTACAAGGTGGTGCTAAACTACATGCATCAGGTCAAGCAGCACCGTGGTTACAGAAATTAGGTAATACTAAATCATTTGAATATTTTGCTAAGTTTGGTATTGATATAGGTACCAGTGGTGCAGTTGATTATGTAGCTGAACAAAACCAAAAAGATGATAACTTAACTGGTACTTTAAAAGGTTTCTGGCCTAAGTTTTATCAATGGATACCTACTAGCATTGCTACCAATGAAGATGATTCATCTGGCGAGAAACGTTCTAAAAATGTAAATGAAGGTGCTATCTTTGGAGTACTAGGTAATATAGTAGAAGGTGCAGCCTATTTAATTAAAGGTGGTAGAAGTATTAAACGTACTGCTAAATTTATACCAGGCAAAGAGGGTTCTAAGAATCTTGATGAATTAACTAAAGATGAATTTACTGATATCAAGTTCTCTGATAACCCTGTAGAAGACGCAATTCTTAGAGGATACGCACGTAAAGAAAAAGAACTTAATTTACTTAATGAGTACTATATAAGTAAAGGTGAAGATCCTATTGATTGGAACTTATATGATGAAGGTGAAACATTAGTACGTACTAAAGATGCTGATGGTATTGCTGGTGCTCAAGCTGATGCAGCCGCAATTCAAAATAATATAGATACTGCATGGGGTAGAATAGGTAATCTTATTCATGAAGCTGCACGTAAAGAAGGTATTGAATTAGAAAATTTAAGTAATCGTACCTTAGTTAGTGAGTTAACACAACAATTAAAAGAAGGTGGATCTTTTAGTAAGAGGCTAAAATCTAACAAACTTATATCATCTAAGATAATGGATGATGCGGGTAAGAAATTAGCAGCTACTTTATTAAACCCACGTGTAACACCCGATGAAATCATTGGTCTCTTAGATGAATTTAAAAGAGCAGTGGATGATTCAGCCATACGTATTGTTGGTAAGAAAGGTATAGCTGGTGCTATTACACAACTAAAAGCACAGATGCTTGACCTAGACACACAGAAAGCTAGAGCTTATTTAGTTACATCTGAAGCTGGTCAAATAGCTGATATGTCTGAGGGTACTAGATTAATGGAAGGCGGTTCTATTAATAGAGCTGTTGAATTAATGGCTGATAGATTAGAAGTCTTAATGGTAGAGAAAGGATTAGCTAACTTTGAAGCTGGTTCTATGATGTCAAAAATGAGATCTTGGAAACAAGCTGTAGAAACTGGTGATAAAGAAGTTATCAATGCAGCTGCAGATACTATCCTAGATTCTAATACGGGTAAACTTAGAGACCTTATACCTAAAGTTAAAGAGTGGACTGAAACTATCAAAGATGTTGCTAGAGAGAATCCTGATTTTCTTAAACCATTACTATTAGCAAATGAATTCACTGATGGTAATGTAGATACACTATTTAAACTACATACCTGGGCTGGTGAAAACTTAGCTACATTTAAGAAAGCTGTATATGACGGTAATCCTGAAGTACCTTCTATAATTAATAAAGCTATGTGGAGTAATATATTTAACTCTGCATTATCTGCTTTAGCTACACCTCTTAATGCTGGTATGGGTAACTTAACTGGTTTATTAGGTAAAGGTTCTGCTACTGTATTTGGAGCTGTAGCTCATGGTGATTTAAAAAATGCTAAGAAAGCTATGGTAGCTCACTTTGCTTTGGATGATACCTTGCAAAAATCAATGGATCATATGAGGCTTGTATTTAGAAAAGCTTCTACTAATCCAACTGATGTTAGTTATGTAATGCGTGGTGATATTGCTAGAGAGACAGAACAAGGTTTAGAAACCTTACAATCATGGGCTAACGCAGCTGCTGCTAATGGAGAAGACGGTGGTAAAATGCTACTAAGTGTATTTGAAGACTTAGATGCATTATCAAAAGACCCTGTACTTAGATTTGGTGGTAATGCTATGACAGCGTTAGACGGTTTTTCTAAATCAGTACTAGCTAATACTGAAGCTAAATATCTTGCTTTCAATAAGCTTGCTCAATCAGGTGAAGAGATTACTGAACAAAGTTTTAAAAAAGCTGTTAATGAAATATATGATGGCTTTTTTGATTCCAATGGTATGATAAAGAATGATGCTGTAGATGCAGCTACTAGTGAAATAGCTCTTAATGCTGACTCACCTGTAGTTGATGGCATGAATCAGTTTATTAAACGATTCCCTGCTGCTAGAACCTTTATATGGTTCCCTAGAACTACTGCTAACGTCATTGATACATTTGGTAAATGGAGTCCAGCTGGTTTACTATCTGGTGACTACCGTAAAATGTGGGGTCCATTAGGTAATAAGAAGATGAGTGAATTCTCTATGGATGAAATTGCTAGTATTTTAAAAAGCAAAGGTAAACCTGTAGATGAGTTTGCTTATGAAACATTTAAAATGTTACGCTATGAAGTAAAAGGTAAAGCTGCTTTTGGTAGTCTTGCTGTTACAATGGCTGGTTTAGCTGCTGTTAATGATAGATGTACTGGTAATGGTCATTTTGACAAGTCCAGACAAACTATGAGAGTACGTAGTGGTTGGAAACCTAAGTCTTGTAAATTACCAGGAACTGATAAGCAAGTTAGTTATGAATGGATGGGTCCAATAGGAGACTGGTTATCATTAACAATTGATGTTGTTGATAACTTTGATAGTCTTTCTACGGGAGTACAAGAGGATTTATATAATAAACTAGCTTTTGTAATGGGCTCTGCTATTACTAATAGATCTATTCTATCTCAACTAGAACCTATGTATGATGTATTACAAGGTAACGGTGCAGCTGCAACTAGATGGATGTCTTCATTTGGTAATAACTTAGTACCTTTAGGTAGTTTAAGAAACGAAATAGGTAAAGTAATGTACCCTCAATTAAGACAGATACGTTCTGAATTAAATGAAAACTTACGTAATAGAAATGCTTGGTTAGATGCTGTAGATCCTTCACGTGCTTTACCAGCTGTAGTAGATCCTATAGATGGTAGAGAGATAGGTAAAGAAGATAACTGGTTCCTTAGAGTATGGAACAGAGGTCCAATGAAAATTACTTCATCACCTTCTAAAGAAAGACAGTTTTTAATTGATATTGAATTTAACAGTTCACCAGTGATGCGTCTTAGCCAAAGAGGAGCTTTATTAGAAAACCATGAGATTACAGCTATCAATAGCATGATAGGTAAGCAAGGTCATTATAAAAGAGAAATCAATAGAATAATGAAAGATGCTAATAAACTTACTTATACTGGTCCTGACGGTACAACATATAAAGGATTTGCTAATATTATACAAGCTCAACGTAGAGGCATGATTGGTTCAGATATTTTAGATATAGGTAAATATGCTAATGTATATACTGAATTAAAACAAGCCTATGCAAAATCTAAACGTTTAGCAGAGGATAGTTTACCAGAAACAATGAGGACTGGTATTAGAGAACGTGAATATATTAAACAGGAAAACGATCTTAATCAACAGAAAGGAGATCTTAACCAGCTCTACGAGGATGCTGGTATTTCAGAAACACTTAACATAGCTAAATGACCTACACAACAGAATCAAATTATACTCAGTCAGTATCTGGGAATAGAGACTTCAATGTAGGTTTTCCATTCCTATCTACTGCTGATATTAAAGTACAACAAAACGGTACTACTAAAACTCTATCTAATGACTATACTATTGTTCAATCTGGAGCTAACACAACTGTTAATTTTAACACAGCTCCAGCTGACAATGATACTATACGTTTATTTAGAGACACAGATATAGATGCTATAGAAGCAACGTATGCAGCTGGTAGTTCTATTAGAGCTTCAGATCTAAATACAAACAATACACAACTATTGTATGCAGCTCAGGAATTTGGAACATTAAAAACTGATAATTCTGTGTCTTTTTCTTTAGGTAATAAAGGAGATATACAGATTAACAGTTCTACTGATTATGTCATTAATAACAATGCTGTTGAATTAGCTATGATGGCTGACAACAGTGTTGGTACTAGTGAATTAGTTAATGATTCTGTTAACCAAGATAAGATTGCAGATAATGCAGTCCTTACTGCAGCTATATCTAATCTTAATATAACTACAGCTAAATTAGCTGATGGAGCTGTTACTGTTGATAAATTAGCAGCTAATTCAGTAACTGCAGCTAAAGTAAATGCACCTGGAGGTTTCAACCCTGTAGGTACTGTTATTTGGTATGCAGGGTCTACTGCACCAGCTGGTTATTTAAAGTGTAATGGAGACGCTATACCTAATGGATCAGGTACAGTACAAAGTATTAATACTAACTTTTCTGCATTGTATGCTGTTGTAGGTAGTTCTGTTCCTGATTTACGAGGTGAGTTTGTAAGAGGATGGGATGACGGTAAAGGTACAGATAGTGGTAGAAGTATAAGATCTGCTCAAATAGAATCATTTAAAGAACATACTCATACTCCTGGTGTATCTCAAACTACAACTGGAGATCATAACCACTCATTTAAAGCTTCTAATAAAGCTGGTGATGAAGATTCTTGGAGTGATACAAACAAAGGTTTTGTTGGTGACGATGATGGTTCAGCATTTACTCAAGCTGCTGATACAAATAAAATATATGATAATGGATCACACAACCATAACGTAGGAGTAACAATAGCAAACACAGGTGGTGCAGAAACAAGACCACGAAACATAGCTCTTTTAGCATGTATTAAATATTAACAATGACTGTAACAACTGAACATTTTTACAGCGGAAATAACTCCACCACTAGTTTCGCTTATACATTTCCATACTATAAGACCTCTGATATTAAAGTTAAAGTAGGAGGCACATTAAAAACTGAATCAACACATTACAATATTACGGGTACCAATGTAGTTTTTACTAGTGGTAATGTACCACCAAACGGTACCAATAATATACATATTTACAGAGAAACTGATGTAGACACATCCAAGGCAACATTCGCTGCTGGATCATCTATCAGAGCTACTGATTTAAATAACAACGAAACACAACTTTTATATCACGCACAAGAACAAAACTTTAATAAGATTCAAACTGCTGATGTAGAAGACAAAGCAATTACATCTGATAAAATATTAGATGGTACAATTGCTACAGCTGACATAGCAGATAATGCTGTTACTGCAGCTAAACTAGCGACTAATTCTATTGATGCAACTAACCTAGCAGCTAACTCTGTAGGTGCATCTGAAATAGCAGACGATGCTGTAGATACTGCAGCTATTGCTGACGATGCTGTAACCTCTGCTAAGATAGCAACAGGTGCAGTCATAGCTGATAGTATCGGTACTAACGCTGTTACAACTGCTAAGATATATAATGAAGCTGTTGAAACAGCTAAAATAGATGACGGTGCTGTTACTACTGCTAAAATAAATAATGCTGCTGTAACTGCTGATAAATTAGGAACAGACTCTGTTATTACTGCTAAGATATTAGATGCTAATGTAACAACAAATAAGATAGCTAATGATTCAGTTACAGCAGATAAACTAGCTAATTCAATTAATGCAGAGATTGCAGCTAACACAGCTAAATCAAGTAACGCTACACATACAGGAGAAGTTACAGGTGCTACATCTTTAACCATAGCTAATAGTGCTGTAGTTACAGCTAGAATAGCTGATAACGCTGTAACTCAAGCTAAGATAGCAGATGATGCTATTAATAATGCTAAATTAAATACAGATTCTGTAGGGTCTGCTGAAATTATACAAAATGCTGTAGGAACTTCTGAGATTGCTCCTAGTGCAGTA